CTCTAGGGACTGTTAGTCCCTCCGGCTAATAAGGCCAGCCGGAGGCATCGTACAACGGGTTCCATCGGAGCGAAAAACGTTCCGATGTGGTCCCAACAGCGGGAGCCTCTATCCTGTCTTCGGGCAGTGATAGGGCAACTCTCCTTGTGGTGGAATACTGCTCTAGAACTCCGTAGTATTGCACTAATTGCTCATAACTGGGCTCGGGTTCATCACCCTTACCCCAGAGACGAGCTCCGTACGATCCCACATTGTCCGTGGAGCGTGTCATCAGAGTTATCGTAAGATACTCTACACGCTGTAGGCTCTTGTTCCATCTAACTTTTAACCTATAGTTAGTGGGGTAAGAGCTTAGCAGACCATTCGGAGTACCGAATGGCGTGTCAGGAAATACCGACACGATGTTGTTCACAATCCAGGACCTAAGGGTCATAAACCCTTTTCTGTAGGCCTCGTTTGCGAGTTCAACAATTCCAAGAAAGGAGGTGCTGTTAGGCACGACGGCACATCTGCCTCTTTCGCGGATTCTTCTGGTTTTCCCAAAGCAGGAATTCCAGTCGAACCAACGCGATAGCCGGAATGGCGTGACGTCCTGGCCGCAATAGGCCTCGACACCACAACTCTCTGTAAAGAGAGAATATGGTCCAAACGTCTTATCCTCGTTGACTTCGAAGTTCAAAGCAGCAAGGATCCGGCAACACTCGTGGAACGCACGAGAGTTGATGATGATGTCGTCACCATAAACCCGATAATCGGGTCTTAGACCCTCATGGACACAAGCCACGTAAGAGACGGAAGCAAAGACTAGGCACTCTATTGGAAAGCAAAGACTGCTTCCCATACCGAATGCCTTTTCAATGCTAATCCTGTTCTCAGGTATTTGTCCGTCGGAAGAACCGGGAACATCTACCCTGTTCGTCCTAAGCATTACGAGCGCTGGATAAAGAGGAGTTTTCTTGAAAACCTTCTTTACTAGCGTCCACGTTACACTGTCACTCGCCGAGGAAAGATCAATCGTCGAGTAACGTGCAGAACGGGATCCAGTCAGAGTCATATCTCTGCTGTACTCTTGGTGCTCAAGATTCACGCGAATCTCAGGATTCGTCTGAAAGACACGATCCAGCGCTGACCAGACTTGATTCTGGAAGTACTGTCTCATTGTGTCTTCCATGGATATGAAACGTTTCTTATCTATACCCTTCGGGACCAGTTGCCCCTTGAGTACAGAATCGTTGTCCATATCCACCCAGGGAACTCGTACGTTTAGTTGATCGTCGCAAATCCTAGGATCTGGTCGACCATACCGCGTCAGAAACATGCTCGTACCGGCCGAAAACCGGGCAGAGTCATACTTCTTAGCGATACCCTGGTTACGTTTTACGACATTTGTCGCACCGTTCGAATGACGGGGTTCGAAGTCTTCGATTCGTAAGTCTTTCAACCACGTTTCTAGGACCGCCGAAATCTCGCGTAGTAGATTTTCATCATATACGTTCGACTTAAGCCTCTCCTCATCATCGTAATACTTTTGGATCATTTGTTTATCGATCCAATCTACGTCCTTCAAGGTTAACCTTGATATGAACTGACAAAAGTTGTTTAACCAACGAAAGTCAGCCGGGTCAAAGGTTCTTGCAAACCTATAAAGAAGACCAAGGATAGGATCGTAGAGGTGTTTTGTGATGTCGATGGCGTTATCCCTTAAGAAGTGTTTGAAG